TATAGCAAATAATGCAACTTATAAATTACCTATAGCAAACACTCCGGCAATTGATTATTGGACAAGTGTAACAAACGTTTTAGGTGGAACTAGCAGAGATGTTATTTTACAACCATCAGGAAACGTAACTATAAGCTCTACAGGTGATTTAAAACTTCCTATAGGTACTACTGTACAACGCCCGCCATTGCAAGGTGGATTAAGATATAACAGTACATTTGGTACATTAGAAGGATTAGAAGTTGCTGGTAGTGTATCACTTGATGGTATTTACGATACTGACAGAGATACGTATTTAGATCTTAGTAACAATCAATTTAATTTTGTTACAGCAGGACAAACAAATCATACACTTAACGGAACGTTAATTGAATCGGGAGGATTTAGTTCAGATCATAAATTTAGTATTGACGGAAATATAGTATCAAGTGATGAGACTAACGGTACAAGTATACTTAGATCTAATGGAACTGGATATACTGAAATAGAAAACCTTAAATTTAGAGATAGCGAATTATGGAATTGGAGTAGTAACAATCTTACTTTTAACTTAACTAATACAACAGGTAATGCTTTCTTAAAAATTGACAACACAAGCGGTATGGTTGTGCCTCAAGGTACCACTGCACAGCGTCCTGTATCACCAGAAGTTGGGCATACTAGGTACAATTTAACACTAGAATACGTTGAAACTTGGAACGGATCTAACTGGATTAACGCGGCTGGAGAAGTTGAAAGTATCGAATCATCTGACGTTGAACAATTAGCCTACGTATTCAACCTTATACTAGACTAATTTTCTTTTTAAGCTAAATAATAGTAACGCATCACAGAGGGTAGACCAACCCGATGCTGGACAAACTGTGGTTAGCCGGCAAAGAACAATATGTTGAAAATTTGGCTAGAGGGACAGGATCCCCGTATTAGGAGAGAAGATGGCAATTGGTCGCATATCGGGTCCTCTCTTAAAGGAAAATCTCCTACGTAATGGGACAGATTTAGCCTTTGAGACAGACTTATTATACTTAGATGTAACAAACCGTCGAATCGGTGTTAAAACTACCAATCCTCAATACGCATTAGATGTTGCAGGCGTTGCCAGAGTAACAGATCTAGAAATTACAAATACTACTTTCCAAGTTGGAAACGTAACTATTAATGGTGCAACTAGCACTATTTCAACTTCTGCACAAGAATTTGCTATTGCAACTGCTGACAATACTATTGTTGGTAATAGAGTTGTTGTAGGCGACTTAGAAATTAATAATACATTTATTGAAAATACAAATACAAATGATGATTTGTATATACGTGCTAACGGTACTGGCGTAATTAACATTGTAGGTAACACAACAGTTACTGGTAATTTACACGCTACAGGAAATATTAGTGCAGACGGAAATATTACAATCGGTGATAGCGACACTGATAACATTTTTATTAATGCAGACATTGCAAGTGATATTATGCCTGATGTGCATAACACTTATAACATTGGTACTGCAACAAAGCGTTGGGCAACAGGAAACTTTGCTAACGTAACAACAAACACACTAACAACGAACGATCTAGACTTTGGTGCTATTGATTTGATCAGTATACCAGGGAATATCATTTACGTATCAACAAACGGTAGTGATGCAAGAACAGGAACACACCCACAAGATCCAGTTGCAACTATTGCAAAAGGATTAGAGCTTGCAGGATTACACGACACAGTTTACATTTATCCTGGACAATATCAAGAAGCATTTCCATTAACAGTACCACAAGGTGTTACAGTAAGAGGACACAGTTTACGTGCAGTTGAAATTGCACCAACAAGCGGAACACAAAGTAATGATGCTTTTGTAATGAACGGCGACTCAGCAGTTGAAGATGTTACTATTAAAGATTTTTATTATAATGCCGGAGCAGTAACAGGACATGCATTCCGTTTTGCAAACAACTTTAGAGTTTACGAAAGATCACCTTACATTAGAAATGTAAGTGTAATTACAAAAGGTACAACAACTTCTAATACAGATCCAAGAGGATTTGCGGCAGGTGATGCAGGACGCGGAGCATACTTAGATGGTAGCGTTGCACACGTAGACTCACGTGAAGCATCAATGTTATTCCACAGCGTAACATTTATTACACCAAATGCAAGTGGACTAAAAGTTACTAATGGTGCAAGAGTAGAATGGCTAAACTGTTTTACATATTTTGCAGACAAAGGTATTGAAATACTTGAAGGCACAACTGGTCTTAAAGGCGATGGTAAAACAAGAATTAAGTATAGTGGACTATCAGGAACTACTCCTGCCGCTGGACAAACAATTACACTTAAAGATGCAAGCGGAACACAATTAGCACAGTCAACTATTGAAAGTGTTGCAACTAATGAAGTAATTATTGACGGCAGAGCAAACGGATTTATTACTCCATTAAGTAGAGCAAAGAAAACAGTAACAGCAGTTGGTAATGCACAAATAACAACAGCTGGTGCAGTCAAGTACGGTACAGGTATGGGACTGTTTGACGGTACTGATGATAGATTTACATTAACAACAGCAAGTGATTTTGGTTTTGGAACTGGTGACTTTAGTGTTGAATGTGTAATTTACATTTCAGATGATACTGGAACAGAAAGTAAATTTGATTTTAGAGCGGGATCAGATACAGACAACGCTTTACATTTTTATACAGTTGACAGACAACCTAAAGTATACATAGGTAATACAGAAATTATGGCTCCTGCAATTACTTTAATAAACACTACTTTCTACCATATTATGATATCAAGAGTAGGAACTACAATTAAATTATTTGTAGACGGCGCAGTACAAGCAACAGCATCAAATAATACTAACTTAGGTACTACCAAGCCATTAGTAATTGGTAATAACTACGCAGGCACACAAGGACTTAACGGACGTATTGATGACTTTAGAGTTAGAAAAGGCGTAGGTGTAACAAATGCATTTAGTAACCCTACAGCACCAACTGTTGTAGATCAGTATACAGTTTTAAAATTAGATTTCAACGGTGACAACGGTTCACAAATTTTAGTTGATGATGATACATTTATTCAAGACATTGACTTTAGTGCAGGTGGTACAGCTACAGCACTAACACTAATTGATCATTCAGATTTTGGCGGAGAAATCAGAAGTATTGCAAGTGCAAGTGTTTACGGTAACTATGGTATTCATGGTACAGGAAGCGGAAGTATTGTATATGCAATTGGTATGAACTTAGCATACATTGGCACTGGCAAAGATGTAACAAACGATAACACAGCAGTAATACAAGCAAACGAAGTAGTTGCTAATAGTGATGCAAACGTTTACTTTAGTACAGTTGACCACAAAGGTGACTTTAGAGTTGGTGACTTGTTTAGAATTAATCAAGACACAGGTGAAGTTACATTTACAAATGCAGAGTTCTTGTTCAATAATAATCAAGGTATTACATTTACTGACGGCTCAAGCACAACAATAATCGACGGAACAAAAGTTGAAAGTGGAAATATTAGAATAAGCGGAAATACTATTAGTAGTACAAGCGGCGACATTAATATTAATAGTTCAACAAGCACAATTAATTTACAAGATAATGTTAATATTACAGGTAACTTAGATGTTACAGGAAATGTAACAGTTGGTGGTAATATTACACTAGGTGACGAAGACACAGATACAATTAATATTAATGCAAGAATTGACAGTGATATTGTACCTAATGTTGACGATACTTACAAATTAGGTACATCATTACTAAACTGGTCAGAAGCAAATATTGGTAAAGTATTTGTTGATGATATTATTATCGATAACGATACTATTACTACTACAGCAAGTAATGGAGATATTAATATTACAACTAACGGTGTTGGACAAGTTATTATTGACAACATTCAGTTAAGCGGTAATACTGTTGCTAACCCAGGCGGAGATATTGTTTTAGATCCAAGTAGTCAAACTGTAACAATAAGCGGTACAGGAGCATTAACACTACCAAAAGGATCTACTGCACAACGCCCAGGATCACCAACAGCAGGTATGATACGTTACAACACAGATACTTCGGTATTTGAAGCATACACTACTGAGTGGAATACACTAGGCGGAGTATACGATATTGATAGAGATACATATATTACACCAGAGTTAACACCAGGCGCAGATGATGATACACTACGCTTTTATGCTGGTGGATCACTAGTAGCTGACGTTACTAGCCAAAGATTTGATGCAAAACGCTTAGAAGTTGACGATATTGCTGTACACGGTAACATATTAGAAACAATTACAACCAATCAAAACTTACTTTTACGTGCAAATGGCGGCGGATATGTAGCAATTGAAAACTTTAGTTTTAACGGAAATCAGATAACTAATACTATAGACGGTGCTGTTACTTCATTAAAGCAACAGGGTTCAGGCTACTTTAAAGTTGATGGCACAGGCGGTTTTGTTATTCCAGTAGGAAACAACGCTAACAGACATCCTAGTCCAGAACTTGGTATGATGCGTTACAATACAGTGGAAGACAGAGTTGAAATATATGATGTAGGTAATAACTGGGTTTCAGTTGCAGGTGCTACTGGTGCTGTTACATTTAACGATGCAGAGGAAATTGCAATTAAACTTGCATTAACAATTTAGGAAAAAAAGATGGCAACTAATTTTAAAAATATTATAGGAAAACAAATAGGTACTGAACGAGTTGCGGTATATACAACACCGTCGGCTACTAGTACAACTATTATTGGAATGAATATTGCTAACTTAACCGGCAGTATGGTAAGTGCTGATATTGAAATCGGTGATGAAGGAAGTAGTATTGCACATATGATTAAAGGAATGCCAATACCTCCTAATACTGCAATGAAGCCAATTGGTAAAGGCGAAAAAATTGTCCTTGACGCAACAAACACTTTGTATGTTAAATCGGACACAACGGAATCACTTGATGTGATTCTTAGCTTAGTGGAGATAGTATAATGTCAGATAATTTTTTAGGACAAAGCATTCAAAACATGGTGGATCAAACTGATTCAAGATTTTTCTATGGATTAAGAAGAACAGATGAAGGAGAATTGTTTATTGCTAAAGTTGATCAATTAAGAAGTCACGATAGCATACAGATCAATAAAGAAGGTGATCCAACAGAGAACTACGAAGATTTTCAACAAGGTGAAGACTTTCTTGAAGGAAGAGATGTAAACCATGCAAGGATTTATACAAATCTAAATTACGAACAGTTTAGATGGGATAATAGAAATATTAGTTACTATATTGACGATAGCGGAAATTTAGTAGCAAGAATTAACGAGGATTATACATACCCAACAGGAGTATAACTAAATACGTAAAAGGTAAAGAAAATGGCAGAATTTAAACTTAGTAGAATTAGATTTAACTGGAAAGGTACTTGGACTGGTGGTAGTGATTATATCGTTGATGATATGGTTGAATACAACGGTTTTACATATGTGGCATTAAGAACACATACAGCAGGTACTTTTTACAATGACGAAGCAGGTACAGATGTTACGCCAGCCCAACCTAAATGGAAAAAGCAATCAGAAGGTAAAGTTTGGAAAAATGGTTGGACAGTAAGCACTGACTATGCAGTTGGTAACATTGTTAAGTATGGTGCTAGTATTTACGAATGTACAGAATCACATACTTCTGCCGCTACATTTAGTTCAGGAGCTGACGGACTAGTTGCTGACATTGGAAAATGGACATTAGTTGCTGTTTCATCCGCTGACTGGAAATACAACTGGACAACTAATACACTATATAGAACAAACGACCTTGTACGTTACAACGGTAAAGTTTATAAAGCACTTAATCAGCATGTTTCTGCCGCAACCACGCTATTAGGACTTGAAGCTAACCAAGCAGATTGGACTGTATTATCAGACAGTGATACTTGGAGAGGATCATGGTCAATTGGTACACGTTATCGTGTTAATGATATTGTTAAGTACGGCGGTATTGTTTATCAGTGTGTTCAAGGACACACATCAGCAGATAATGCAACTCAAGGACTTGAAGAAGATCAAAGCAAATGGGCAGTACAACTTGATGGTATCGAATATGTTACTAAAATTTATACAGATGCTCAAACAGGCGAACAAACTATCCAAGGTATTTGGCAAGCAGATTACAGATATAAGAAAAATGACGTTGTAAAACGTGGCGGAAATTTAATGAAGTGTCTTGTAGGACACACATCATCAACAGGCGCCAGCGGATTTAATACAGACTATGCCGCAAGTAACTGGGTAGTATTTTTACCAGGAACTGAATACGAAAATATTTGGGCAGACAATATTTACTACCAACCAGGAGACTTAGTACTTTACGGTGGTTACATATATAAAGCAATTACATTTAATATAAATTTAAAACCAAGTTTATACGGCACTGATTGGAATGTAACATTTGAAGGTTATAAATTTAGAGATGACTGGAACGGTGAAGACGGTGCAAGTTCATTTGTAGATTACAAAACAGGTGATTTTGTAAGACATGGCGGTAATTTATATATTGCTATTCAAGACAATACAAATTTACAACCTGATGCATGGCCTGCATATTGGGAAGAAATTATTAGTGGCAGAAGCTGGCGCGATACTTGGGAAGACAATCAAGAGTATTTCCCTGGAGATTTAGTTAACTGGCAAGGCAGTACTTATCAAGCAATAGCATACCATAGATCAACTGAATCAGCATCAAGACCAGATTTAGACGTTGAACAACCAGATCAAAATTATTGGAAAGTAACAGTTCTTGGTACGCTAACAAATAAGTTAGCAAGAAAAGGTGATTTAAAAACATTCCAAGATCAAGATTCAACAGCAGTTGACACACAACGTTTAGCAATTGGTACACCAGGACAAACACTTAGAGTAACTAGTGGCTTACCTCAATGGGATACAATTGACTTACAATCAAAATTATACTATGTATCAACTAATGGAGTTGACGATGCTTCACAAGGAGGATCATTAAACGCTCCATTTAGAACTGTAAGATTTGCTATGAATTACTTATTAGCAGACGAACCTAACAGAGTTGGTGAACACGCAACAGTTAAGTGTATGGCAGGAGAATTTGCAGAAATACTTCCAATTAGTATTCCAAGTAAAGTAGCACTAGTAGGTGCAGAACTTAGAACAACTACAATTAGACCAGCAGATGCTACACGTGATGTTATACCTGGAGAGAAAACAGTAGAAGATCCGAATCCGGCAAATTTAAGTATTCCTAACGATAATAATAGACAAAATATGTTTTATGTTAGAAACGGTTGCGGAATTAGAAACTTAACACTGACAGGACTAACTGGAGTATTAGTTGGACCAAATAATTATGGAACAAGCAGACCTACAGGCGGAGCATTTGTTTCTTTAGATCCAGGAACTGGACCAGATGATACAAGTGTTTGGATTGCAAACGTAAACAATATGCAGTATACACCAACAGCTGGTACCTATGAACCAACAACTGGAGTAATGACTTTAACACTACCAACTGCACAATACACACCTACAACAGGAACAACTTACGATCCAACAACAGGATTAATGACATTAGCATTTGATTCGGTACACGGATTAGCTGTAGGCGAAGAAATTAGCTTTGATAACGAAAGTATTCAATTTAGTTGTGCATCAAATAACTATGCGAGTCCGCAAGCGTATCCAAGAGTTACAGATCCTGCGTATGGTGGTGAGTTGCGTAAAATTGTTGCTAAAACAGATAAAACAATTACAGTAAATGTAGGTATAAGTTCAAATACATCTGAACATAGATTTGTAAGTGCTACTGCTAACGCAGTAAATTGGGCACACAATATTAAAATAGGAAATACTATTACATTAGACGATCAAAGTTTAACATGGACATGTGCAAGTGATGGAAATGCAACACAACTTTCTCATCCAAGAAGCACAGACCCATACTATCAGAAAAACATTTTAATTACAAATGTAAATGGTAATGTTATTACAATGAATGTTGGAATTAGTTCTGAAACATCAGCACACACATTTGTAAGTGCAACAGCAGGCGCTGTAAACTTAAAAAGAATTGCAGGCGGTAGATCAACATATGTACAAGGTGTTACAACAATTGGTAACAACTGTATTGGTATGAAGATCGACGGCTCACTACACAACGGTGGTAATAGATCAATCGTTGCTAACGACTTTACACAAGTACTAAGTGATGGTATTGGTTACTGGGCAACAAACAGAGGACGCTCAGAGCTTGTATCAGTGTTTACCTATTACGCACACATTGGATATCTAGCAGAGAATGGTGGTATATTACGTGCAACAAACGGTAACAACTCTTACGGAACATTTGGTAGTGTTGCTGAAGGATTTGATACAACAGAAACTCCTCAAACTGCTACAGTTAATAACCAAAGTGGAGAAGCGTCAGTAGACGAAGTATTCAGTACAGGTTCTCAAATTTTAGCACTTGCATATAAAAACACAGGACAAACTTATACACAAGCAACACTAGCAACTACACAAGCATCAGGTAGTGGTCTTGATATGAGATATGATGAATTTAGACAAGGTGCTATTTCAAAAATTGATTTAGTACTACCAGTTGATAGTACAAGAGTAGGTGGCTCAGGATTTAAAACTTTTGGTAACACTGCACAAAGCGGAGACACAGCAAGTATTACACTTGCGGCATCAGAAGTAAGAACAAAAGCACAGTTACTCGGAATGAGATTATTTATTACCAGCGGCTTAGGAGCAGGACAATATGGTTATATTCAAAATTACGATCCTGTCTCAAAAGTAGCAACTATATTTAGAGATTCAACTAACACAGCAGGATTTGATAATATTGTTCCAGGAAAACTTACTGCCACAACACTAGATGGAACTACAACTTATACTTACGAACCAAGAGTTAATATTTCAGAACCTACTTTCTCTAAAACAAATACAAGTGTTCAAACAGGAGCATTAGATATAGGATATAGCGATGGAGCTGGATTATGGTATTATGCTCCTAGTGGAACTAATGATTGGTATGTTTCAGCAGACGGAGCTGTTTGGACAGCAAGAGATTTAACAGATTATAGTTTAAGTTGGTCAGGATTTGCAAAAAAAGGTCCGTTATTAGCGGCAGTAGCAGATGGTAGTGACAAACTAGTATATTCAAATGATGGTATTAACTTTGATCATTCAACACTTCCTACAAGCACAACATGGAAACATGTAGAAATTGGCGGACCTAACAACGATACTATTATGTGTCTTGCTACAGGAAATGGTAACATTTATAAAAATACACTTACAACAGGCGCTGACTCAACACAAGTTACAAATGATGCTTGGACAACAGTAGCAACAGGTGCAAGTGCAACTACATGGGTAGGACTAGCATATGGTGCAGGTAAATGGATTGCATTAGCAGAAGATGGAACAACAGTTATATCATCAGACAACGGAGTTACATGGGCAACTGGAGCGGCAGTAACACCGTCAGCACCAGAAGTATATAGCGACTTAGCATTTGGTAATAACTGCTGGATTGCTACAATGAATCAATCGGATAGAGTTGCACATAGTGATAACGGAACAACATGGACTGATGCGTCACTAGTTGGAGATTCAGGAAGAGAAAATTATACAATAGGTTACACGCAAGGAGTATTCTTAGCAGTAAGTTCAACTGGAACTACAGTAAGTTCAAGTAATGGAGCATCTTGGACAGTAAGAGAAGCAACCGGAAACTTAACAGCAGTTGCTGGAGGAATTAGAAATAACTTACCAGCATTTGTTGGATTAGCACAAGCAGGAGCAGTGGGTAACATTATTACATGTGGAGCAAGAGCTTTTGCTAGAGTTGAAGTAGTAAACGGACAATTATCTCAGTTTAATATTTACGATCCAGGATCGGGTTACATTACAGCACCAACAATAACAGTTGAAGATCCTGAAGAAGCAAACGAACCTTATTGGTCAGTAGATATCAACAATGGTGTGTTACCACAACCAATATTCTACAATAGAGGAACAGGTTATCAAAGTGCTATTGTTACAGTTACTGGTAACGGTTTTGGAGAAGAATTACAAATTGGTAATACAATGAGAATTAGTGGAATTAGTATTATTCCAGGTCCAGGAGCAAACGTAAGATTTACAGGAAATGATACAATTTACAGATTGGTTAAAGTGACATCACAATCCGGAGTTGCACCAAATATTGAATTAACTTTCCAAATTAGTCCGGTATTAGGAAGATCAAACGCACCTATACACGGTACTGGAGTTACTATACGTGAAAGATATAGTAGTTGCAGACTTACAGGACACGACTTCTTAGACATTGGTACAGGTAACTTTACAGATACAAACTATCCTGCACTTTATGTTGAAGGGCAAACATCCGCTAATGATACAGTACAAGCAAACGAAGTTGTTGAATCAAATGGCGGAAGAGTATTCTACACAAGTACAGACCAAGATGGTAACTATAGAGTTGGAGAACTATTTAGAGTTTCACAGGCACAAGGTGGCGTTACTTTAAGTGCTGACTTCTTTGACTTAGAAGGATTGGACGAATTAAGACTTGGTGGAATTAGAGTTGGAGGAACACAGGCTGTTATTAGAGAATTTAGTACTGATAACACATTTGTTGCTAACTCGGACAATATTATACCAACACAACGAGCATTAAAATTATATGTTGAAAATAGATTTAATGGTGGTGGATCTAATTTGTTTACCAACAAACTAACAGCAGGTCAGTTATCATTCGAAGACAGAACTATGTCAAACACAGCTGGATCAAATAATCCAGACGCAATGGCAACAGTAGCAGTTGATATGACAATACAAGGACCACTAGGCGGCGGTTTAGCCGCATTAAATATGTTTATGTCGGGCAGAACTGAACGAGATGACTTTAACGGATAATGATAAATATGTATAATATCAAGAACGGAGCAAAAAATGGCAGAATTTAAGCTAGGTAGAATTAGATTTATTTGGAAGGACTCGTGGACTACAGGCACGGCGTACCTAAAAGATGACGTAATTAGATACGGTGGACGTACTTACGTTGCAGTGAAGGGACACACTTCCAGTGCTGATTTCTACACAGATTCATCACATTGGAACTTATTCAGTGATGGTACAAAATGGCAAAGTGATTGGTCAACAGCAACATTTTATAAAATTAATGACATCGTAAGATACGGTGGTATTATTTACATTTGTAACACTGGCCACACAGCACAAGCAACACTAGAAGCTGATCAATCAAAATGGGAACAGTTTGCTACATCAATTGACTGGAAAGATAATTGGGTAGCGGCAACAGTTTATAAAGCAAACGACTTGGTAAAATATGGTGGAAACATTTACTTGTGTAACACTGGTCACACTGCCGCGGCCACTAATGCACTTGGACTTGAAGCTGATACACTTAAATGGGATTTGTTCTCAGAAGGTCAAGACTGGAAACAGAATTGGGCAATATCAACTCGTTATAAAGTTAATGACATTATTAAGTATGGTGGAACACTTTATGTTTGTAACACAGGACATACTTCAAATGCTACAGCCGCAAACGGCCTTGAAGCAGATCAATCAAAATGGGATTACTTAAACAAAGGGTTTGATTACTTAGGTGAATGGACTAATGTAACACGCTATAAAGTTAATGATATAGTTTTATATGGTGCTACACTTTATATTTGTACAACTCATCATACATCAGTTGCTACAAATCCAGACTCACAGTTAGGTACACTACAAGCTGATATCGCAAATTGGGAAAAATTTGTTCCAGGATTAGAATTTGAAAATACATGGCAACCAGATGAAAGATATCAACCAGGTGACTTTGTAACTTATGGTGGTAACCAATATGTTGCTAACGATAATGTTTTTGCAGAAAACCCTGCTTCTAGTTCTAAATGGGATTTAGTAACTTCTGGATTTAATCTTAGAGGTGACTGGGGAGACGATTCAACTAACCAAGATTATAGAATTGGTGATGTTGTTAGACTAGGTGGTTATACTTATCTATGTATTGCTGACCACCAAGCACAACGTCCGCCAAACGCTACTTATTGGGCATTATTAAACCAAGGTATTGAATGGAAAAACGGTTGGACAACTGCAACACTTTATGACAAAGGTGATTCAGTACGTGAAGGTTTGATTAGTTATATTTGTGTTCTTGCACATACATCAAGTGGTTTAAACAAACCATCAGCAGACGATGGCACATATTGGAATACACTAGCAAGTGGTGCTGAAGAATCAGCAATTACTACTGAAGGTGATTTACTTTATCGTTCAGGATCAGGACCAGCAAGATTGCCAATTGGCACAGAAGGTCAAGTACTAAGTGTAAGTTCAAGTGGAATACCTGAATGGAGAGAATTTGGTTCAACTCCAGATGTATACTATGTTGCAACAAACGGTTTAAACAATCCTTTTCCAACAAACGGTTCAAACTTAGACCGTCCTTGGAAATCAATTCGTTATGCATGTGAAGAAATTGAAAAAGGGCCTAAGAATCCTAATGCGGCTTCATTGTTGTTAGAAAATAGAACGTTTATAGCATTTGAAACTGCTAAATGGGCTAAGAGACAAATCATTACACAGACATCACCATTCTTTATTGGTTTTGCTTTTGACGAAGCAAAGTTCCAAAGATTAGCAGGTTTTGCAATAGATGCAATTATATTAGATCTTAAAAAAGGTGGAAATGTTGACACACGTAGAGTTGCACAAGCAATGAAAGATAACGTAAGTCCAGATTACTTTACAACTGGTTCTGAAAGTCAAAACGTTGCGGCACTTAACTTTGTAGTTACAGTCGCAACAGATGTTGTTAATAGTGCAACACCAGCGGCAGACTATCAAGATTTAGATAGTGTGGCGGCGGGTGATAGATACTTGCAAATTAAAGACGCTACAAGAGCACCAGAAGTAGACGTAGTAGCGGCTATAACAGCAAGTATGGCAGTTATTACTAATGCAATTACACTAGGTGCAGGTTATACTTTACCAGTTGAATCTAAGCCACACAAAGTTATCTATGTTAAAACAGGAACATATAACGAAGTACTACCTATTAGAGTTCCAGAAAGAGTTGCTGTTGTTGGTGACGAATTGCGTTCAACTAGAGTTGAGCCAGCAGGAAGTGTAACAGCGGCAGGTGATACAACATACTCACTAGCTGGTATACTACATATGAAATCAATAATTGATGATATTATTGAAGGTACAACTATTACAAGACAAACTGGTAATACGCTTACACAGAATGTTAGTAAGCCTTGGAGTACTTCAGGAGTATCAGCAATAGTTGAAGAACTATCTCAAGAACTTTACGATCAAATTGATTACTTAGTTAACGGAGCATCAGGTGATTCATCAGCGCCAGCGTTTAGAGGTTCGAATTCTAGAGTAGATGACGAAAATAAAGCGGCGGCGGCAAGATTATTACTTCTTAACAAAGCATTTATTGGACGTGATGTTACAAAATATATTAATGTTAACTATCCATCATACACTTTTGATGAAGGGGCATGTGAAGCAGATGTTGCACACTATATTGATGCTTTCATTTATGACTTAATTTATGGAACAGGTGAAGGTAGTAACTATGCTACGCTAATGGCAGGATTAATGTATGGTAATAGTGTAACCGGTTCTGTGTTAGAAAACATGTACTTACTAAGAGACGGTACAGGTATTAGAAGCATGACACTAGGTGGATTAACAGGAACATTAGGAAGTGCAAACGCTTATGGAACTAAACGTCCAACAGCAGGAGCATATTGTTCGTTAGATCCAGGGTGGGGCCCAGACGATACAAGAGTTTGGATTAGTGCAAGATCACCATATGTACAAGGTGTAACTAACTTTGGTACAGCATGTATTGGTTTAAAAGTTGACGGTTCACTACACGCAGGTGGTAACGATTCAATTGTTGCTAACGACTTTACGCAAATCTTAAGTGACGGTATTGGTGCATGGGTTACTAACTTAGGTAGAGCAGAACTTGTTAGTATCTTCTCATACTACGGACATATTGGATACCTTGCAGAAAACGGCGGTAAGATACGTGGTACTAATGGTAACTGTTCATACGGTGACAAAGGTGCAGTATCAGAATTTATTGACGTTACTGAGATTCCAACAACCGGTGGTGTTGAAAATAGAAAACTAGAAGCACAAGTTGGTAGAGGATTAACAGACGGAAGTCAAATTATTCACTTAGAATATACTAACGCTGGTAACAACTATACAAGTGCAACATATACAATTAGTGGAGACGGCTATGGTGCTGTAGTTGCTAACGCAAACGTTGTTAATAACGGTGTATTTGAAGTTAGATTACGTAATCCAGATGACGGATCTACTTATAATGCAAAAGATACTAACAGCGACGGACTGTTTAATGATGCAGACTCAATTGGTGGTAGAGGTTACTCAAGCAGTGAAAATACTGCACAGGCAGGTAATACTACACAGATTACATTGTCAAACACTGAAACTGCTAACAATACAAAATACGTAGGTATGAGAATTGTTATTACAGCAGGTACAGGTGCAGGACAGTATGGATTTATTAGTGCATACAACTCAGGTACTAAAGTTGCAAGTATTGCAAAAGAAAGTGATAACTCGGCAGGATGGGAAACATGGCACCCAACTAATGGTATTGCGGCAACACTAGATGCTACAACAGCATACAGTATTGAACCAAGAATCGAAGTTGTTGGAGGTGGCGGATCAGGAGCACAAGTTAGAGCAAGTGTAACTACAGGAAGAATTACACAGTTCTATATTGTGAATCCAGGAAGCGGCTATACAAGTACTCCTACACTAACAATTACTGACCCAAGTGAAACTACTGAAGTTCCATGGGAAGTTAGAGTTGGTAATGGTGTGCTTACACAGCCTACGTGGACTGCAAGAGGTACAGACTTTGAAACAGCAAGTGCTACTGTAACTGGAGATGGTTATGCTGACATTTATCAATCAGCACAATTTATGAACGTTTACGGAATGAGTGACATTCCAGTTGAAGGTGCAAACCTACAACTTGAAGGCGATAGTAGATACTTTAAGATTGTGTTTGTTAGAGAGTTGTTAGGTAGTGCAGGTAACTATACTGCTAACTTACAAGTATCACCAGACTTAGGAGTTGAAACTGCTCCAGAGCATGGAACAAACATTACAATTAGAAGAAGATTTAGTCAAGTTAGATTAACAGGACACGACTTCTTAGACATTGGTACTGGTAACTTTGCTAATACCAACTATCCAGGAACACCTGTAATTGCTAACGATCCAAATGATGAAGTTAACGAAGCTGGCGGAGGTAGAATATTCTACACAAGTACTGACCAAGATGGTAACTTTAGAGTTGGTAGATTGTTCAACGTTGAACAGTCAACAGGATCTGCGAGTTTGAATACAAGTGCATTTAGTTTAGCAGGACTACAAGAATTGTCACTAGGTGCAGTTGGCTTAGGACAAGGCGGCGCTGTTATTAATGAATTTAGTACAGATGGTACATTTAGTGCTAATTCAGATAACGTTGTTCCGACACAAAGGGCAATTATTACATACATCAATTCACAGATTGGTGGAGGTAGTAGCTCTCTGAACGTTAACGCAGTTACAGCAGGTAAAATAAATATTACTGGAAATACAATAGGTACAACCGATAATAGTCCAATTACTGTAACTACGGGAATGAACTTTAACGGCGGTGTAAGTGGAAGTCCAGTTGCATTTGCGTACTTTTTAACAAGTAAAACATAATGGCTAAATACTAACATAGGAGTAATAAAATGGCATCAGGAATATTAGGATCAAGCGATCTTTCAGCAAATAGTGATACTACTGTCTATACAGTACCGGCTGATACATATAGTGTTGTGACTGTGAACTTTTGTAATAGAGGTTCAAATACAGCAAACATTAGATTAGCAACAAGTACTGGAGATACACCAGGTGGAAACGAATACTTAGAGTATGACGTATCCGTAGGACCAAACGGTGTATTAGAGAGAACAGGTATTGTTATTGACGCAACTAAGAAAGTTGTTGTAAGATCATCTCAAGCATCTGTAACCTCAATGGTTATGGGTATTGAAACAGCCGTACCGGCGGCATAACATAAGGATAGGATAAAGCAATGGGAAGAAGATTATCAGTAGGTTCACCAGGTTTAACTGTCCCTTTTGGAACTACGGCACAAAGAACAGCAGACGCTGGAGCAGGCGCACTAAGGTTTAATACTGAGTTAACAAACTTAGAATTATACAATGGTACAGCTTGGTTACCAGTTGGTGTTTTAAATGGCGTGACAGTGACAACAACATATTCGGCACAATCAGGACAACAGTTGTTCTGTGACACTAACAGTGGCGGCTTTACAGTTACTTTACCAGGCAGTCCAGCAACAGGTGACATCATAAGATTCTTCGACTTAAGAAAAACTTTTGATTCCAATGCTTTGACAATTGGTAGAAACGGTAAGCTAATACAAGGTGATAGTGCAGACTTAACTGTTAATTCAGAAGGCGCGGCTTTTGATATTGTTTATTCGGGCGATAGCTACGGATGGCGTATCTTTACTGTATAAGAATTATTAAGGAAACGTAAATGGCAACATACAGCAGTTATAAAAAGATTACATCAGCAGGTATACCAGATGGGTCAATTACTAGATCTAAACTGCAAGCCGGCGCTGGTGCTTGTCGTAGAACACAATGGGTGTTCAACGAACGCGGTATGCAGTGCCATATGTGTTCAAGACAATCAGGATGTTGTCAACAGGCAAATGGTAGATGTTGCTACTGGTGTGTACCAGACAATGTTTACAAAGTAACATTTGAAATCTGGGGCGGCGGAGGCGGCGGTCCAGGACACACATGTTGTAATAACTGTTCATTTGCAATTGGTGGCGCAGGCGGTAACTATGCAATTAGAACAATAGACACTAATCCAGGATGTCAATATAGTGTTTGTGCAGGCGGCAGTTGGCCATGTGGTAAATCACATACATGTTCAGCAGGCATGGGATGTAAATCCTATGTTAATGGTCATAATCTAAGTAACTTTTGTGTTACTGGTGCTTGTGGCGGTTGGATGTGTAATGGAGATGCATGGGGTCAAAGACATGCTGTAACAAACTGTGCTAACTGTTTGATTTGTGGAATTTTTGGTGCAGATTTTGGTATGATGGGCGGTATGGGTATTAAAGCAGGTACTACTACTTGTAGATGTCACGGACAAACAAGTTGGACAGGAGCCGCGGCAGGTATAGGAACATATTCAGGAACAGCTACTAACGAAGCATGGTGTGCATGTGGATGTCACATTAACTGGCCAGCTGGTGGTGGTGTTCCAGGAACATCTAGTTATTGTGATAACTGGGCAAAATGTTGTGCAGGTGGTTCAGGTCAAGGCGGATCTGGCATAGTAAAGATAACATTTGTATAAGGAAAAATTATGGCAACATACGCAAGTTATAAAACACTAACAGCAGACAACTTTCAAGACAATAGTATTACGGCGTCTAAACTAGGTGCTCAAGCAGGTAACAAATTTAATACATTTTGGGTATATAATGAACGTGGCCTACAGTGTCATGCATGTGCAGACGCAGGCGATTGTTGTCAACAAGCAAATGGTAGATGCTGTTATTGGACAGTTCCTGCAAACGTTGCTAAAGTAACATTTGAAATTTGGTCAGGTGGTGGTGCAGGTGCAGGCGGAACATGCTGTAACTACTGTCAACACTCAGCAGGTGGCGCAGGCGGTAACTACGGTGTAAAAACTATTAGTACATGTCCAGGATGTACATATTCAATTTGTGCTGGAGGCACTTGGCCTTGCAGTAAAACACATACATGTTCAGCAAGTATGGGTTGTAAATCCTATGTTAATGGTCATAATCTAAGTAATTTTTGTACAACAGGTGGTTGTGGTGGATGGATGTGCAACGGAGATGCATGGGGTCCAAGACATACACAAACATGTGCTAACTGTAACGTTTGCGGAATTTTTGGTGCAGACTTTGGAATTATGGGATCAACCGGAGTATCAGGCGGACACGGTGGATGTCAATGTAAATCAGGTGACTGGGGAATGTCAGGTTCAGCACCATTTGTTGGAAGACATAGTGCAGGTTCTAACGCAGAAGCATGGTGTAACTGTGCTTGTTATGTAAACTGGCCATCAGGTGGTGGACAAACAGGACAGAGTTCATATTGTGGTAACTGGGCAAAATGTTGTTCAGGCGGTAATATGGGCGGCTCGGGAATGGTAAGAATAACATTCGCTTAAAGGAAAGATAAAAAATGGCAACATATGCAAGTTATAAAAAAGTAGCAAATGACAGTTTAGTAGACGCAACAATTACATCTGCAGATATTGCTCATGGAAACGGAAATAATTACGGTGTGCAATGGATATACAATGCACGTGGTATGGTTTGTCACCAATGTGCTAGACAAAGTGGTTGTTGTGAACAAGCTAACGGAAAATGTTGTTACTGGTGTGTACCAGATGGTGCAAGTACAGTAACTTTCGAAATTTGGTCAGGTGGCGGAGGCGGCCCTGGTAGTACATGTTGTAACTATTGTATGTTTACAATTGGTGGTGCTGGAGGAAATTATGCTTCCAAGACTATTAGTACATCACCAGGATGTCAGTACAGTGTATGTGCAGGCGGCAGTTGGCCATGTGGTAAAGCACACACTTGTGGCGCAGGCATGGGATGTCGTTCATATGTAAATGGATACAACCTAAGTAACTTCTGTACTGATGGTGGTTGTGGCGGTTGGATGTGTAATGGAGACGCTTGGG